CAGAAGAAGAAGCAATGGCTTTTGAAGCAGCAGACGAAGAAGTTGAAGAAGCAGCAGACGAAGAAGTTGAAGAAGCAGCAGACGAAGAAGTTGAAGAAGGCGAAAAGTCAGCAACTGAAACAATGCGCGAGTATGTTGAAAAAGTAACAGCTACAATGGGTGACAACGGTGTAAACGGTAAGTCAGCAGTAGCAAAACCAAACAACATGGGTGGCACAAGTGCTAACATTGCAAAAAATGCAGTAGCAGGCGATCCAGAAGCTGGAGCAGGTTCAACTGTTAAAGGTTCAGCACTTAGTGATACAAGTGCAAAAGACATTGGTACTGGTAACGTTAACGTTCCTGGTGGCAAGGCTGCAAAAGCAGGTAAAACTGTTCCTGCAGGGCATGGCGCAGAGAAGAAAGGCGCTGGCGAAACTGCTGACAAAGCAGCTGGTTCAACTCTAAACAAGTTAAGCAAGCGAGCTAAGTAAGCAAGGTTAAGGAACGCTAGATGAAATACTTACAAGAGCAATTGACATTCAACCAAGCTAATTTGGTGCTAGAGAATGCCAACGAGGGGAAAGACCTTTATATGAAAGGTATCATGATCCAAGGTGGAGTTCGAAACGCTAATCAGCGAGTGTATCCTGTAAGTGAAATAGGCAGGGCTGTCAAAACTCTCAATGATCAAATTACTGAAGGTTTTAGTGTCTTAGGCGAAGTTGATCATCCAGAAGGACTTAATATTAATATAGACCGTGTGAGCCATATGATAACTGAATGTTGGATGGATGGCGATAACGGTTACGGCAAACTGAAAATTTTACCAACACCGATGGGAAACCTAGTTAAAACGATGCTTGAAGCAGGCGTTAAACTAGGCGTCTCGTCACGTGGTAGCGGTAATGTAGCAGAAGACGGTAGCAATACCGTCTCTGACTTTGAAATAATCACTGTGGACGTTGTGGCTCAGCCTAGCGCCCCTGGTGCATATCCTACACCCATTTACGAAACGTTAATGAATGCACGTGGGGGAATGAAGGCATACGAATTAGCACAGGCAACTAAGCACGATGAAAAGGCACAAAAGTATCTTAAGGAATCACTAATCAGTATGATTAGTAAACTCCAATGAAACAGGAGAAAAAGTAATGATAGATGCACTAAAAACTCTATTTGAAAATGACGTTGTTTCAACTGAGATTAGAGATCAAATTGAAGAAGCTTGGGAATCAAAGATTCAGGAAAACAAAATGCAGGCAACTGCTGAGTTACGTGAAGAATTTGCTTCAAAGTATGAGCACGATAAGTCAACTATGGTTGAAGCTATCGACTCAATGCTATCTGAGCGTCTTGCTGAAGAGATTGCAGAGTTTACAGAAGACCGTAAACAGCTCGCAGAAGCAAAAGCAAAATATGCTGTTGCAATGCGCGAAAATGCAAATCTACTACAGGGTTTCGTAGCTGAGAACTTAGCAGGCGAAATTAAAGAATTAAGAGCAGACAAGAAAGTAATGGCTGAATCATATGCCAAGCTTGAAGAGTTTGTTGTTGAATCTCTAGCAGGTGAAATTGCAGAATTTGCAGAAGACAAAAAAGACTTAGCAGAAACCAAGGTACGCCTTGTACGTGAAGCTAAGACACACTTTGCTAAAGTTAAAACTAACTTTATCGAAAGAAGTGCTACAGCAGTATCTGAAATGGTTGGCAAATCACTTAAAGGTGAAATCCATGCATTGAAAGAAGATATTGACGCAGCGCGAAGCAACGACTTTGGTCGTAAGATATTTGAAGCATTTGCAAATGAGTATACAACTTCACACTTGAATGAAAATTCAGAAGTTAGTAAGCTTATGGACGTATTAAATGTTAAAGATAAGCAATTAGTAGAAGCGAAAGCCTTTGCTACTAAAGCTAAAACACTTGCAGAATCAGCAAACAAAGAGAAATCTCGTTTAGTTGAGACAGCAAAGAGAACTAAGATTATGACTGGGTTGATTTCGCCACTAGGCAAAGATCAACGCGAGATTATGACAGACTTACTGGAATCAGTACAAACCGATAGACTACAAAAGTCTTTTGACAAGTACTTACCATCAGTTATTGACGGAAATACTCCAGCGAAGCGTAAGGCACCCCTTACAGAAGGCAAAGAAGTAACAGGCAACAGAACAGAAACAACAAAAATGACAACTAAAGCTGACGAGTCTAATGTATTAGATATACGCCGTCTTGCTGGATTAAATTAAGGAGATTATGATGTCAGAACTATTAGAATCACGCTGGGTAGACACCAAAAACGCACTTCTTGAAGGCCTTCAAGGCAACAAGAAGTCAGTAATGGCCGCTACACTAGAAAACACTCGCAAGTATTTGTCTGAGAGTGCAACAGCAGGCGCAACATCAGCAGGTAACGTAGCTACACTTAACCGTGTAATCCTACCAGTTATCAGACGTGTTATGCCAACTGTTATCGCTAACGAATTAGTTGGCGTACAACCAATGACTGGTCCAGTCGGTCAAATTCACACATTGCGTGTGCGTTATAGCGACACTAACGATGCGACCAACACATTGAACGATGTAACAGCAGGGGACGAAGCATTAAGCCCGTTCAAAATTGCTGAAGCATATTCCGGTGACGGAACTGCTGGTAAAGCAGCATCAACAGCAGCACTAGAAGGTGCAGCTGGACGTAAAATGTCAATCCAAATCTTAAAGCAGACAGTTGAAGCAAAGACACGTAAGTTAAGTGCTCGCTGGACGTTTGAAGCAGCACAAGACGCACAGTCTATGCATGGTATTGATGTTGAAGCAGAAATCATGGCAGCTCTTGCACAAGAGATTACTGCTGAGATCGACCAAGAAGTACTTGGTTCACTTGTATCTTTGAGTGGCGCAGCCGCACAAACTTATGACCAAACTGCTGTAAGTGGA